CCTAAAAAAGTCCCCGGGGGGACAAAAAACTGGAAGTCTTCTGCTCCGCGGGCATGACGATCATCAGGAAAGCCACTGTGAAGTGGCCGAAAGGTGATCTGAACAGCTCGAAACTAGAAGCTAGGTTTCCCTCCTCAAAAGTTCGAATGGCGGATCTGAGGAAAGCCTCCGGAGGAGACATCGACACCGATTGTGGTCACCTTTTACTCTCCTTTAAGGAGCCTAAAAGTGCCGATGTCTCCACCAGAGGCTTTCCTCAGGCCGTCTACTCAGGAAGTAGAGGTGAACCCGTTGGCTTCAAGGAGAGATGAAGCGAAGCCTGAGCGTCCGCCAGCTACTACACTCGAAGGCCGGGAGAAGCAGCTAGTCTCCGCGGCCGTAGACCTAGCCGAGCAACGGATTCGTGATGGAACAGCTTCGTCTCAGGTTCTGGCTTTCTACCTGAAGCTCGGAACGACAAGAGAACAACTCGAGCAGCAAAAGCTGAGATCTGAGAACGCGTTGCTCGAGGCCCGCGTTAAGGAACTGGAATCCGCGGCCAATGTAGAGGAACTCTACGCAGAGGCGATCAAGGCCATGCGATCTTACTCCGGAGTCACTGAAGCCGATGAGTCATACGAAGCGGACTTACACAAAGCTTAGTTCAATAGCCTCGCTCGAGGACCGATTCGATTACCTCAGGGTCCACGCGAAGATTGGCGTCGACACTTTCGGCTTCGACAGGTGGATCAATCAAGCATTCTACCGGTCTGCTCAATGGCGAGGCATCCGAAGCCGGGTGATCGACAGAGACCGCGGATGTGACATGGGCGTCGAAGGACATGAGATCCATGATCGGGTCGTCATACATCACATGAACCCGATGACGGTTAACGATCTTGTTGAAGGCGATCCGTCAATGCTTAACCCTGAGTACCTGATCACCGTTTCGATGCAGTCGCACAATGCGATTCACTTCGGAGACCGGGAACTCTTGCCTAAGCCGTTCGTTCCAAGACGTCCTGGTGACACGAAATTGTGGTGACTTCCGCTAATGCATGAAAACGAGGCGTTTGAACACCACGGTGTAAAAGGGATGCGCTGGGGCATACGCAAAGAACGAGACTACGCTAGTAGATCTGACCGGAGACAAGCTTCAAAGAACGTGTATTCCGAGGTTGGGAAACTATACGTTAATCGTCAACTAAATGCTTCCAACACAATCATGCAAGAGTCGATTAACAAGTTGGATAAGCATGACGTTCATATAAAAGCCGGAGCCGAGTTCTACAGGGTAACTTCAGTAAAAGACGAACCGGTGAGTAGCGCACGTTATGTTTCGACGAACCAACAAGATAGAATTAACTATAACGCCATAGGCGGAAGTAGTAATTTTACGCCAGGTCTTAAAAGATACCAGGTTCGTTACGAGAATGTTTACAGGTCATCAGTCAACCTTAAATCTCCGTCAGAGCAGAAACGTTTCGACACGCTTATGGAGATCCTGGCGAAGCCTTCGATAAAACTGGACAGCGGACAGTCTATTACCGGACGCCAATACCTTGAAAGTCTGGGTGTAGGAAATTCTCTTAAGGCTCTTGACGATTATCACTATGGCCGATCGGTTTTTCCTGTCGCCCTTGCAGCTCTTGGAAACAAGAACCTGAAAATCGGAGACGCCTATTACAACACTCTTCGAGACAGAGGTTACAACGCGGTCATCGATGATAACGATCGAAACGTCACTTCAAAGATGCCTTTGGTATTGACCAATCCTGATGGCACAGTCAAAAGAGTTCAAGTTCGGAAGCTCACAGATAAAGAGATAACCGACGCTCAGAAGAATTTCCGTACACCAACCCTGAGCATAACAAGGAGAGAATGATGGTTAATACCACGACGCACGCGTCGCCAAACTTCTACTCCGGGCACTCAGCTCGGACGCTCATCGGCATCCACACCATGGAAGCTCCGGAGGCCGGCACGACTGCGGAGAACGTCGCCGCATATTTCGGCCACGCGTCGACTGCGGCCTCGGCGCACTGGTGCGTCGACAACAACAGCCGAGTCCGATGCGTCGAAGATGACAACAGCGCCTGGACGATGCCGCCGACCAACCGGTACTCGCTTAACATCGAGATGGCTGGCTACGCAGGGCAGTCCGAGACCCAGTGGGATGACGCTTACTCGAACGAGGTTCTCGACATCGCGGCCCTCTGCGCCTCGGAGTGGTGCGCCAAGTACGACATTCCGGTCCGGCACCTTACCGACTCGCAGATCGCCGCAGGTTCGAAGGGGTTTGCCGGTCACGTCGACGTCAACCGGGTCTTCCACGCCAGCTCGCATACCGACCCTGGCCCGCATTTCCCGTGGGACAAGTTCCTCGGTATGGTCAGGCACCACCTCGGTTCGGTTCCCGTGACGACCCCTCCGCCCTCCGGAAAGAAGGACTGCACAGAACTTCAGCGTGCTCTCCGGACGGCCGCTGACAACCGATGGGGAACGAACACTGACCAGCATGCGGTTGCCGTGATCTCTTCGACCCAGTTCGGCGGCGAGACCTTCCCCTACGGGATCGCCTTCACGCAGAACTGCGTGGGTACCAAGGCTGATGGTGACTGGGGGCGGGATTCCAAGCTCGCTCTTGCGGGAACAGTCCGCAAGGTTCAGGAGTCGCTGAAGGACATGGGCTTTGATCCCGGAACGATCGACGGCACCTGGGGCGTCAACACAGACAAGGCCTACCGGGCCGCTCGCAACGCCTGCCATATCTAGCTGATCCGGAGAGACGTGAATGTCAGCCAACCCGAATAGCATTCTCGATTCGGTTAAGAAAGTTCTTAACATCGGCTTCGATGAAACGTCATTCGACCTTGACGTGACGATGTTCATCAACTCGGCGTTCGCGTCTCTCCAGCAGCTGGGCGTCGGACCTGACGGCGGGTTCTCGATCAGTGATAACACCAGTGTGTGGTCTTCGTTCACTTCGGAGATTACCCTGGTGGGCAAGGTCAAGACTTACGTCACCAACAAAGTTCGCCTGATTTTCGACCCGCCGGCAACTTCATTCGCCATCCAAGCACTAAAGGAAGTTCTCGCTGAAGATGAATGGCGTCTCACTCAGCAAGCTGAGATCATTCGTCAAGCGCAGGCCGCTGGCGGTCAGCCGACTTTCATCCCCTACTGGTGGGATCTGACCGGTCTGAGCGATTTTCCCCCAGAGGCACTAACCGGCGACATGGGGATCGACTTCGACTCTTCGGACATCTGGTGCAAGGATCAACAGCTCGGCCAGGCATACATGTGGGACCTAACCGGCCTCAGCGATTTCCCGTCAGGGTCAGTCGTTGGCGAATGCGGCATTGACATGTCTAACGGGAACGTTTACAGGAGAGACGCATGAGTAAGGTATTTCTCGGAAACCTGAAGGGTCCTACTGGAGCCACAGGCGCAACGGGTCCTACGGGCGCTACTGGAGCCACGGGACCCACCGGGCCGACAGGCGCAACGGGAGCTACCGGTGCTCAAGGACCAGCCGGCGCTACTGGACCGACGGGAGCTACCGGCGCTCAGGGTCCTACTGGAGCCACAGGCGCAACAGGGCCCGCAGGACCGGCTGGCACGGTTACCACGTACGTCGCCCCGAAGGTCACCGCACTGACTGACGGAACGAACGTCGCACTGGACATGAGCCTCGGAAACGTCTTTGACTGGACCCTCGGAGCGAACGGTCATACGCTCTCGGCTCCGACAAGTCCTGTCGACGGCGAGATCGCGATCATTCGTATCAAATACTCCGGCGCATTCACCCCGAGCTTCAACGCGATCTACGACTTCGGCGACAACGGTCAGCCGCCCTGGAAAGCCACCTCAGGCAAGAGCGATGAAGCTGCTTTCCGATGGGACGCTGCGGCGAATAGCAATGCCGGGAAGATGCGATTCATCGGGTTCGGGCCTGGTTACATCTCATGACGAGCAAGTCGGATACCTTTGTTCGTGCTGATAATGCTTCCCTCGGTGCGAACTGGACGGCATGGTCCTGGTCTGGGGCAGCCGGTCTGGGCATAACCTCAAATCAGGTTTCCTCGTCAGCCGCGAGCACTCATGGCGATTACTGGTCTGCCGACGCTTTCGGAAACGATCAGTCATCCGAGATTACTGTAGCCGTTGTCCCTGGAAGCGGCGACTGGGTCGGCGTCACGGTTCGCCAGGTTACCCCGGGAACGGGGTATCTTGCCATCTTCTTCGCCGGAACGTTCTACATATTCAACGAGAACGGTTCGACAAGTCCGACTGTTATCGTTTCAACATCCGGAACGCTAACTGCCGGTGACGTCATGACGCTGACGGCTATCGGAACCTCCATCACGCTATACAAGAACGGTAGTCAGGTACTGACTACCACTAACAGCACGTATACTTCGGGCGCTCCTGGAATAGCGATCTACGGCACTACGCCAAGGATCTCGGCCTGGGATGCGACCGACGCCTTCGGTCCTGTAGTCACCGTCGACACCACGACACAAGCCAACGCGGCTCAAAACGTCAAGGTCCGGCGATGGATGCAGGCTTCGGGTGGCACTGCGCCTTATTCCTGGTCCGTGGTTTCTGGAACGCTTCCTACGGGACTCTCGCTATCGAGCTCGGGTGAACTAAGTGGAACGCCGACGGGAACCGGAGCTTCAACTTTCACAGTTCAGGCAACGGACTCACTGAGCGTTTCCGGAACTCACAGTATCACTCTCACGGTAGTCGCCGCTTCCTTCACACCGGGAAGCCCGTCAACTGACGGGAACGGCGTAGTCACGAGAACTATCACGAGTGTCCTGAACATGAACTCTGCCGAGACGCTCAGAGTTCTGCAACCGGTATCGCCATCAACAGCTTACCGAAGGGCTCTTGTCATCGTCAATCCCGTCAACTCGGGTACGGACGACACGACTTTCGGTAATGCTCTCGATACGATCAGGATCCTGGGGCTGCATAACTCCCTTAACCTGACGATCCTCGAGCCGAGTAATGGCGGAAACTGGCTAGCCGACAATCCATCTAATGCCAACCTTGTCCAGGAAACCTGGATGCTTCAGGTGGCTGCCTGGTTCCGGACAAATTACGGCACAGGTATCGAGAAGCTTTTCCTCGTCGGCTTCAGTCGATCGGGTCTCGCCTCTCTGGGCCTTTACCTTCATCACCCGGAGGTTTACGACGGCTGCGCTGTCTGGGACTTCCCGGGAATGATGGCTGCCTACGACGGGACAGATCCTAACGGTTCCGTTGGTGGAAGCCCGGGCTCGAGTTATGGTACACCAGAGAACTTCACGGCGAATTACCAGCTCTCCGCTGCCAACCTGGCAAAATGGAAGGTCGGCACGGATCTTGGCGCAGTGAAGAGGATTCATATCGGCGGGGCGAACTTCTTCAATGCTGACGTCCCGCAGATTGACGGCGTTCTTACTACCGCCGGAATCCTGCATTTCTATAACTTCGTCACAGCGGACGCCCACAACTGGCACCCTTCCCCGGATTGGCTGCCAACAGCCCTTACCAATCTGCAAACTCTTTCGTCGAAGAATACCGGGCTGTTGTCGGCGACCTGGCCGGCCTGAGTCCTCCAGTCAAAATCAAGACAAGAACGGATTAATCATGACTGACAACCAGCAGCTGTCGAAGCTTGCGACCCGTAACAACCGGGACATCACGGACGGTGCGTGGTCTGGCCAGCCGGCCGTTCCGCTGACGACCGTTACCGTGACGAACACGTCCGGGAAGACAGTCTGGGTCGAGGTCACCGGCGGCACCGTCACCGCGGTCAAGGTCGACGGCGTCACCATCGGCACCCGGGTGGCCGGCATGTTCCTCGTCCGGCCCGACAGCACGATCGCGTGGGTCGGTTCGGCCGCGCCGACGTGGCAATGGTTCCTGCTGAACAGCTGACTCCGGCGCCTCGTTCTGTTCCCCGAATGGAGGTGACGATGGAGCCAACAGCAGATCAGAAAAAGGCCCTGGCCACGGCCGGCTATGCTATGCCTGACGGGTCTTATTACATCCGTAAAGGCAATAAGGATGATCTTCATAATGCCATCCTAGCTGTCGGCCGCGGCGGCGCTAATCATGACGCCATCCGTCGTCATATTATCAAGCGGGCCAATGCCGCGGACATGAAGTGTGGCTACATGCTCCCGCCTAACTGGAGTCCAGACGGATCCCTGAAGCATTCGGATGTTGATGAATTCCTTGAGCACTTCGGGGTTAAGGGCATGCACTGGGGTCATCGTAGTTCGGACCCTGTTCGTCTTACGGCCAAAGCAAATATCCACGAAGCCAAGACGGCAGAACACGTTCGTCAGGCTAAGCACTTCGAAGCCCAGGCAATAGATCTTGAAAAACACGGCGTAAGATCAGAGCCATTCCGAAAAGTTTATGGCCAGAACGCCTGGTCTGAGAGCGATTTCAGGTTTTACGCCAAGACCGGAATGTCGAAGCCCCAAGCCGTCGCTCAGCTCCAGGTCGACCTGAATCATGGCCATAATTACCACACTGGAGCAGCCAATCATCATGCGAGGGTGGCTAAAAAGCTCCGGATCAAGGCCGCAGGAACAGTAACGCAGTCGGGAGTCGATCCGGAACTTGAGTCTGATGTCCTGCTTCATTTCGGCGTCAAGGGCATGCACTGGGGTCGTCGGAAAGATCAGAGCACGTCGTCAGCATCGTCTAAGCCTCGGTCTTCCTCTTCGGTGGATCATCAGCGATCAACCCGGATCAAGGCGAAAGCAGCAAAGGGCGGCGGCGTTCACGCGCTAAGTAACAAGGAGTTGCAAGACCTGGTTTCCCGGATGAACTTGGAGCAGCAATACTCCAAGCTTGAGACCGGTCCGACTTCGAAGGTTGCTAAAGGGCGGAAATTCGTCACTCAAACGACAACTGATACCAGGTCCGGCATCAATTTGTACAAGACGGGTAGAGAAGCAGCAAAGATCCTTGCGCCGTTCATCATCGCTGCAGGAGCGGCCGCGGCGGCTAATAAGGCTGGTGGACACGTCAAGTACTACCATCCATCTAATCGCCTAGCCATTACCGCTTAGGAAGGAGGATTGGCGGTGACATTGTCTAACACGGCAACGCCGAAGTATTATGGCGCTTTCCGTGATGCTGTGCTCCGGGGAGAAATTCCGGTTTGCCGGGAGATTTCCCTCGAGATGAACCGCATAGATGAGCTCATCGCCAATCCGGCCTTCTATTACGATGATGCGGCTATCGACGGGTTCGTCCTTTACTGCGAGAACGAGCTTACCCTAACCGACGGAAGCGATTTCCGTCTTCTGGATAGCTTCAAGCTATGGGCAGAATCCTTGCTCGCGTGGTTCTATTTCGTTGAGCGAAGCGTTTACGTTCCCGACCCCGATGCACACGGTGGAAAGTACGTCAGGAAGCGCATAAAGAAGCGCTTGCGGAACAAGCAGTACCTGATCGTAGCTCGCGGGTCAGCAAAGTCGATGTACGTGATGTGCATCCAGGCGTATTTCCTGAATGTCGACACGTCTACGACCCACCAGATCACCACCGCTCCGACAATGCGCCAGGCGGAAGAGGTGATGTCGCCATTCCGGACCGCCATTACGCGCGCACGCGGACCACTGTTCAAGTTCCTGACTGAAGGATCCCTGCAGAACACCACGGGTTCGAAGGCTAAGCGCGTTAAGCTGGCCTCGACCAAGATCGGGATCCAGAACTTCCTAACAGGCTCGCTGCTGGAAATTCGCCCGATGGCGATTAACAAGCTGCAGGGTCTCAGGGCCAAAATAGCCAGCGTTGACGAATGGCTATCCGGCGATGTCAGGGAAGACGTGATCGGGGCCATCGAGCAAGGGGCTTCAAAGCTTCCTGATTACATCATCGTAGCTGTTAGCTCTGAAGGAACCGTCCGGAACGGCTCGGGCGACACGATCAAAATAGAGCTCGCAGATATTCTTCGCGGTGATTACATCAATCCGCACGTATCTATCTGGCATTACAAGCTTGACAGTCTCGACGAGGTGCCTAACCCCGAGATGTGGCCTAAGGCTAATCCGAACATCGGCATGACGGTTTCATATGAGACTTATCAGCTGGACGTTGAACGGGCAGAGAACGCGCCTGCTTCCCGGAACGACATACTAGCCAAGCGTTTCGGGATTCCGATGGAAGGCTTCACCTACTTCTTCACTTACGACGATACCATTCCTCATCGTCGTCGTGAGTTCTGGAAGATGGGCTGTGCGATGGGCGCCGACCTATCCCAGGGTGATGACTTCTGCGCATTCACGTTCCTATTCCCGATCAGGGATGGACGTTTCGGAATCAAGACGAGAAGTTATATCTCGAGCCTGACGATGAGCAAGATTCCCGGAGCCATGCGCCAGAAGTATGACGAGTTCATCCAAGAAGGAAGCCTCCATGTCATGGATGGCGCAGTTCTTGACTTGATGGTGATCTACGAAGACCTGATTCAGTTCGTCGAGCAGAATGAGTACGACGTAAGGGCGTTCGGATTCGACCCGTATAACGCCAAGGAGTTCGTAACTCGCTGGGAACAGGAAAACGGACCTTACGGGATCGAGAAGGTGATCCAGGGGGCCAGGACAGAGTCGGTTCCTCTCGGCGAACTTAAATCCCTGGCCGAAGAGCGTCTTCTGGAATTCGATGAGCTCCTCATGCAGTTCGCGATGGGAAACGCCATCACGATGGAAGACACGAACGGCAACCGAAAGCTTCTGAAGAAGCATCGTGATGCAAAGATAGACAACGTTGCTGCACTTCTTGATGCATGGGTCGCGTATAAACTACACAAGGAAGACTTCGAGTGACGCGATGAGTGAAAATGTAGACGAATTTCTGGCTCATTATGGAGTCCCAGGTATGCACTGGGGACACCGTAAGTCCGGGGCAACTTCAACACCCAAGCCAACAACTCAACAGATCACAGAAGCTAGGGCCAGGCAGTCTGTTCGAAAGGCTGCTTACAAGTCGGCCAAGTCTGGTGGGAACGCAACATCGACGGCCAAGGCTGCGAACGCGTTCATGAAGAGTCCCGATCGCGTGGTTGCAGCGCACATGACCAAGGGTGAGAAGATCGCAACAGCGCTCCTTGGCGGTGGCCTGTCAGGAATCAGAGCCAGCAACGCGTCGCATTTGAGTAACGGGAAGGTCGCAGCCGATTACGTGCTAAACTCCTATCTCGGAGTCGCATCGATCCCCGTCCAAAAGCACCGAGTTAACAAGATCCAAATTCAGCAGCAATCTTAATCTCGACTAACCGGAAGGAGGTGAGGGATGGGCTGGGGCGGTAAGCTACTCTCGAGCCTCAAACATGGCTGGAACGCGTTCGCGCCCGCGGGACAGCTTCAACTAATCCAGGCTCCGGGTCCTGGCTACAGTCGCCGGCCAGATCGAGCAAGGCTGAATTTCTCCAATGAGAAGTCAATCATATCCTCGATCTACACAAGGCTTAGCATTGACATCGCGGCGGTCAATATTCGTCACGTGCGACTGGATAGTAACGGTCGTTACACCGATGACATGCCTAGTAGTCTCAATGACTGTCTTCAGGTTCAACCGAACACCGACCAAGGGCCTTCGTCTTTTCGTCAGGACATAGTTCTAACCCTCTTCGACAAGGGATCTGTAGCAATTGTTCCGGTGGACACGACTTTCGATCCGCTGATCACCGGCGGATACGATATTCAGTCCATGCGAGTTGGCGAGATCGTTCAATGGAAGCCTCAGCACGTTCAGGTTCGATTGTACGACGAAAGAGATGGCGTTAAGAAAGACGTCTGGGTAGCTAAATCGTTTGTCGCTATCGTCGAGAATCCGATGTATAGCGTCATGAACGAAGTTAACTCTACTCTTCAGCGACTAATCAGGAAACTAAACCTTCTTGACGCCATTGACGAACAGAGCGGATCGGGGAAACTCGACATCATCGTCCAGCTTCCATACACGGTTCGAAGTGAAACCAGGAAGCTACAGGCCGAGGAACGACGAAAGGCGATCGAGCTCCAGCTCCATGGCGCGCAGTATGGTGTTGCTTATGTCGACGCTACAGAGAAGATCACTCAGCTTAACAGGCCTGTTACTAACAACCTGCTGGATCAGATTCAGATGCTGACTGAGATGCTCTACGGACAGCTTGGGCTTACCACTGAAGTGATTAACGGGACGGCTAATGAGGCCACGATGATGGCCTATTATGCTCGTTCAATCGAGCCAGTTCTTACGGCAATCACAGAGGCGATGCGGCGTACTTTCCTCACCAAGACTGGAAGATCTCAAGGGCAATCTGTAATCTACCTTAGAGATGCATTCAAGTTGGTTCCTGTTTCCGCCTTGGCGGAGATGGCGGATAAGCTAGTGAGGAACACGATCCTCAGTCCTAACGAATTCAGAGGAATCATAGGTTACAAGCCGAACCCGGATCCGAAGTCGGACCAGCTGATTAACCCGAACATACCGTTGTTCAAGCAAGTACCAACGCAACCGGGTCAGCAACCGCAACAACTAGGCGATATACCAGATTCGCCACAGCAAGTAGACCAAACACCTCAGGGAGGCGGTCAAAATGGTACCTGACTTCGGTGGGTACGTCACTAGGTATGGCGTGAAGTGCTCTGATGGCAGGACCATCTTGGCTCATGCGTTCCAGCCCCAAGACGGACATCGGATTCCGCTGGTTTACCAGCACCAGCACAAGGAAATCGATAACGTGCTGGGTCATCTGCTCCTCGAGCACCGTAATGACGGTGTTTACGCGAAGGGTTTCTTCAACAACACGCCGAAGGCGTTGCTGGCGAAGGAGCAGGTCCAGCATAAGGACCTCACGAACCTTTCGATTTACGCTCATCAACTCGTTCAGCACGGCATGAATGTCAAGTCCGGAAAGATTGGTGAGGGAAGCCTCGTTCTTTCTGGCGCGAATCCCGGTGCTTACATTGACGATGTTTACATCTCTCACGGCGACGGTGATGATCCGACTCCTTCCGGCGTCGAAGTGATCATCTATACGGATGTCAACATCGAGCCAACCATTGCGCTCGAACATTCGGCGACACCTGTCACATCCGATCCACCGCAACCGCAGGCTCCTGCCGTCGATCCGATCGTTGAGCCGATCGTTGAGCCTCCAGCTCCTCCTGCAGTCCCCGACCCGGCCCTCGTTCACGCCACTACACCCACAAGGACGACAACCATGCCGCCTGCCGTTGCCCCTGACCGGTCAATTGCCGACATCTTCAACGAATTCACCGATGAGCAGAAGACCGCCGTCTACGCCATGATCGGTTCCGCGCTCGACCACAGCGGCATTAAGGAGGGGGACCCAGTGTCTCGTAACGTGTTCGACCAGACGGACGACGCCCCGGCCGGGCTGACCCTGACGCATGCTGACGTCAAGTCCATCATGAAGGACGGCGAGCGGATCGGATCGCTGAAGGAAGCGGCAAAGAGCTACGCGCTGCAGCACAACATCGACAGCGTCGACTTGCTGTTCCCGGAAGCCCGTCTCCTGCAGGACCAGCCCGACTTCCAGAAGCGCCGGACCGAGTGGGTGAACGGTGTCCTGAACAACACCCGGAAGTCGCCCTTCACCCGCATCAAGACCATCCTGGCTGACATCACCGTCGCCGACGCCCGTGCGAAGGGCTACATCAAGGGCAACATGAAGGAGGAGGAGTTCTTCGGCGTCACCAAGCGCACGACGACTCCGACCACCGTATATAAGAAGCAGAAGCTGGACCGGGACGACGTTCTGGATATTACTGATTTCGATGTCATCACCTGGATGAAGGGTGAGATGCGAATCATGCTCGACGAGGAAATCGCTCGCGCGATCCTCATCGGCGATGGTCGCTCGATCTCGGACCAGGACAAGGTCAAGGACCCGGCTGGGGCGTCTGACGGTGCCGGCATTCGGTCGATCCTGAACGATCACCACATGTACGTCACCCAGGTGTACGTCAACGTGGACGACGCCAACTCCACGGCCGACGAGATGGTCGACGGCGTCGTCAAGGGCATGCCGTTCTACCGCGGCACCGGCATGCCGGTCTTCTACACCACGCTCCCGACCCTCACCAAGCTGCTCCTCGCGAAGGACACGCTCGGCCGGCGCCTGTACAAGGACAAGGCAGAGCTTGCCGCGGCCATGATGGTCAGCGACATCGTGACCGTCGAGCCGATGGAGGAGCTCACCACCCTGATCGGCATCGTCGTCAACCTGCAGGACTACGTGATCGGCACCGACGCCGGCGGCGAAGTCAACATGTTCGACAACTTCGACATCGACTTCAACGCTCTCAAGTACCTGATCGAGACGCGCTGTTCCGGCGCCCTGGTCAAGTTCAAGGCGGCCCTGGTGATCAACAAGACCACGGGTACCAACACCCTGGTCGACCCGATCACGGCTCCGACGATGGACACCTCGACCTACATCGTCACCATCCCGACGCAGACCGGCGTGACTTACAAGAACGCGGACACGGGCGCCACCATCACCGGCGCGCAGGCCGCGCTCACGGCTGGCGGAAGCCTCACGGTCAACGCCGTCCCGACGAGCGGCTACTACTTCGTCAGCGACAACAACTACTGGGTCTTCACGCGTCGCGCGTGAAGTTAGTCATGCGGTTCTCCGGAACCGTAGGCTATGTCAGCCAGACCGAGGATCGTCCAGGCGTCTTTGTCGAGCACTTCACCGAGAGAACATATTTCGGAGACGTGTTTCGTGCTTCAAGGCGCCTGGACGAGCCTTCTCAAGTACCTCCTGTAGTGAACGGGAACATCACCCTCAATAACTCGTTCGCTATCGTGGCTGATGAGCACGCCTACGGAAATATCAACAGCATGCGATATGTCATGTATAATGGCATACCCTGGAAGATAACCAACGTGGAGGTCCGTAGGCCGCGACTTATCCTCACGATCGGAGGTCAGTGGGATGGGAACACGGCTTGAGCTGCAAAGTGCTCTCGAGGGGCTAGATGCGCTTCTTCACGTGTATTTCCAGCCACCAGTTAACCTCCAGATTGCATATCCTGCTATCGTATACTCTGTTGATCAGGAGTCGGTGAATTTCGCGGACAACGCACCATATCTCCGCGTCACAAGGTACCAGGTTACCGTTATCGATCCTGATCCGGATGGCACGATAAGGGGAAAGGTCGGCTCTAGGCCAATGACCAGGTTTGTCAGGGCCTACACGACTGAAAGTCTTTACCATTACATTTACACCATGTACTTCTAGGAGGAGTAGCAATGGGAGTAGGAGTTCTCGCGTTCGACGATGTTGGGAAGAAGCTGTTCGAGGCCGGTGTTGATCACGCCGTTCTCTATCCGCTGAACCCTTCAACATCGCTATACGATGATGGCTTTGCGTGGAACGGCATCACCGCAGTTAACGAGAAGCCGACCGGTGCCTCGCCGAACCCCACGTACGCCGACAACCTGAAGTACAGCAACCTGCTGTCGCTCGAGGTCTTCGAGGCCACCATCACGGCGTACACCTATCCGGACAAGTTCTCGGCTTGCGATGGCTCTGCCGAGCCCGTTCCCGGACTGTTGGTCAACCAGCAGGGCCGTCAGTCGTTCGGATTGTCCTACCGGACCAAGATCGGAAACGACGTCAACCAGGACCTGGGCTTCCGGTACCATCTGGTCTACGGTGCTCTGGCAAGTCCGTCCGAGAAGGACTACACAACCCTAAACGACAGTCCGGCGCCGGTTGAGTTCAGCTGGGACATGACCTGCACGCCCGTCAACTACACGGCAGGCAAGCCCACCTCGCTGATCACTCTCGACAGTACGCTGGTGGACGCCACTGCGCTGTCGACCTTGCTCAACTTCCTGTACGGCACTGCTGGCACCGCACCGTCGTTGCCGCTCCCAGATTCTGTCGCGGCGCTCTTCACCGGAACGATCACGTTCGTCACGCTGACCGCCCCGACCTTCGACGGTGCTCACACGATCACGATCCCCAGCCAGACCGGCGTGAAGTACTACGTGGATGGCGTCCTCCACGCGGCCGGCACCCAGGTGCTCACCTCCGGACAGAAGAAGGTTGTCTCGGCTCGTCCCGACCCGGGATACGCCTTCAACACACCGGTCGTCACCAGCTGGTTGTTCACGTTCGTCAGCTAGCAGTGAGAGGATAGCGAATGCTCCGGCTTGAGATCAAGGCAACGGAGAACTTCAACGAAATGACTGGTCGTTTCGTTAAGACCGAGGCTACGACGCTCGAGCTGGAGCATTCGCTCGCCTCAGTGTCAAAATGGGAGGCAAAGTACAAGATCGCCTTCCTAAGCAACAAGAAGATGACCGAAGAGCAGACCAAAGATTACATCAGGATGATGAATCCCCCGGGGGAATTCCCGGAATCACTCTTCGAAGCGTTCACGGCTGATGATTTCAACCGGGTCAGGTTGTACATAGAAGAGAAGATGACCGCGACCTACGTTCCAGAGACCGGTAATGCTCCGTCTGGGGACGTAGTTACGGCAGAGCTGATCTATTACTGGATGATAGCGCTCGGCATTCCGTTTGAATGTCAGCACTGGAATCTCGATCGTTTGCTTACGCTAATTAAGGTCTGCAATCTCAAGAATGACCCGAAGAACGCGAAAAAGAAGACAACGACTTCGGACGCTATAGCCCAGCGAAGGGCTATTAACGAGCGTCGTCGTCGTCAACTAGGGAGCAGTGGGTGAGATGCCTCGTGTAACATGGGATGTCTCTGGCGAAAGGCTTTATCAGGCCGGTCTCGACAGAGGGGTGCTCTATACAGAGGATTCTTCCGTTCCATGGATAGGCCTGATCAGCGTTACAGAATCTCCTTCCGGCGGGTCGTTGCAGTCGTATCACGTCGATGGCCGGAAAATTCTTGATGTCCCGGCTAAGGAGAACTTCGGGGCTACGATCGAGGCATTCGCGGTTCCTGTTGAGTTTGCTTCATGCGTCGGACGGATGATGCTATCTCCGGCTTTGTATGTGACCGATCAACCCAGAGAGATCTTCGGATTCTCCTATCGGACACTGATAGGCAATGATATTCAGGGCGACACTCTCGGCTACAAGGTTCACCTGGTCTACAACGCTTCGGCTAAAATCGGGGATTTCTCTCTTCAGACGATGACTGATTCTCCTCAGCCTGTCACGCGCTCCGTAGACGTTAGTACTTTCCCGATAGTTGTCCCGGGTTACCGTCCTTCAGCTCATTTCGTGTTCAATACGCTGATTAATAGCAGTGACACAATCTCGGATCTCGAGACGATTATTTACGGGGATAGTTCAAATGACCCTAGAATGCCGACGCCTTCGGAACTGGCCGGCCTTCTCTTGACTTAGGAGTGGCATGAGGATATCCTGGGACGACCTCGATAAGCCCGTCACTCAGGGAATCAGTCAGGGCGTTCTTTACACCGAGGATTCTCCGGGGGTTTCCTGGAACGGACTTATTTCGGTGACTGAGAAGGGCGACGACGCTTCCTCAGATGTTTACCTGGATGGCCAGAAGGTCAGATCGAGGATTCGCCCTTCGTCTTTCACGGGTACAATATCTGCTTTCATGTACCCAGAAGAATTCGAACCTTATGACGGTATAGTAACAGGCGTAACTGGCCAGACTAGGAAGCCTTTCGGTTTGTCGTATCGTTCTAACCAGGAACTCCACCTCGTGTACAATGCGATGACGTCGCCACCGGGAAATGCATATTCCACATTGACCGATCAGGTGAACATGACGTCGTTCTCCTGGGATTTCACGACGGTGCCTGTCGATATCCCCGGCGGGAGACCTTCCGCGCACTTGGTGATAAGGGTCGACGATGCTCAACCAGGGGTAATGACGGACCTAGAAGCGCTTATCTATGGCGATGATGACGACGATCCGTTCCTTCCGTCTCCGGCGGACATTCTCGAGATATTCGAGTCGCATACCACGTTGCGAATCACGGACAATGGCGACGGAACATGGACTGCGACGGGCCCCAGTACTGCGATTGTCATGCTGGATAGCACGACATTCCAGATAGACTGGCCGTCAGCCATATTCATCGACGCCACGAGCTACAAGATAAGCTCGCTATGACCCGGAGGACTTGATGGCAACTGTTACTGGAAAGACTGCCGCGGCAATGCAGGCCATTGCTGATGCGAGTGTAGTTGGCGGCAGCGTTAACGGGTCTGGCCACCTAATCCTGACCAAGAATGATGCTTCGACGCTGGATGCGGGAAGTGTTGTCGGACCGACGGGTCCAACCGGCCCTACAGGTCCTATTGGCGCTACTGGCGTGGCTCCGACGGGTTCCATTGTCATGTTCTCGGCTCAGACGCCGCCCGCGGGTTGGCTTCTTTGCACGGGTCAGGCTGTTTCGAGGACTACTTTCGCGGCGCTCTTTGCCGTTATCGGGACAACTTACGGCGCTGGAAACGGCACTACGACCTTCACTCTCCCGAACCTGCTGAACCGGTATCCGCGGATGGACTCCGTAACCGCGAACCTCGCCGGCTCTGGCGGGGCTACTAGCCACACGCATCCTATTGCGAGTCACTCGCATAACGTTGATGGTGGAACGCCTGCCGCGGTCGCGCACGTGACGATTCTCTCGCAAGCTTCACCAAACGTGTTCATGGACAGGACTGTAGGCGTTCCTAACTGGAGTGCGAACATCCAGGGTGAGGTGACACCTGTCGCGTCTTCTGCGGGAACCGAGAACACTGGTGCCGTGGTTACTGGCAAGACTGATACGGCTACGCCAGCTCTGGCGGCCACCGGATCGA